GTCGGTGCATATGCGCGACGTGCGCTCGCACGCGCGCAGGACACCTGTGTGGAGGTTCGCATGATCTATGTCATTGCCGCCTGGGTGATGCTCTCGGGCGTCGCCGACGTCATCACGACCGAGCGCGCCCTGGCGCGCGGCGCGCGCGAGCTGAACCCGATCATGCGCGCCATGCAGGAAGCCACCGGGCGGTGGTGGTGGGTCGGCAAACTCCTGGTCCACGCCGTGATCGCCGGCGTCGTCCTGTTCCTCGATGGGGGCCTCGGCGTCGCCATCGGCGCGACCGTGGCGGGCGCCATCACGGCGGTGGCGGTTCACAACTGGAGGACGACGCCAAATGGCTAGCTTCGACTGGAAGGGCATCGTCGGCGCCGTTGCTCCGACTATCGGCACCGCCCTCGGCGGCCCGCTGGGCGGCATGGCAGCGCAGGCGATCACCGGCGCGCTCGGCATCAAGGCCGACGCGAAGGAAGGCGACATCGCGCGCGCCGTGGCCAGCGCAACGCCGGACCAACTGCTCGCGATCAAGAAGGCGGAGATCGAGTTCAACGCGCGCATGCGCGAACTCGACATCGACCTCGAGCGCATCGCCGCTGACGACCGCAACAGCGCGCGCCAGCGCGAGGTCCAGACGCGAGACTGGATGCCGCGCGTGCTGGCCCTGCTCGTCGTCGCCGGGTTCCTCGCCACGATTGCCGCGGTCCTGAGCGGCCACGTCGAGGGCCTGAAGGATCCGATCATGTCCACGACGGTCGGCACGGTGATCGGGTTTGTGAGCGCCAAGGCGGAGCAGGTGATTGCGTACTACTTCGGCAGCTCTGCCGGCAGCCGCGCCAAAGACAATCTGATCGCCAGCAAGTGACCGAAGCCGACGACCGCTTCGCTGACTGCCTCGCACGCGTGCTGCATCACGAGGGCGGGTTTGTAAACCACCCTCGAGATCCGGGTGGCATGACGAACCTCGGCGTGACGCGTCGCGTCTGGGCTGAATGGACCAAGCGCAAGATCGAAGAGATCGACGAGCGGGAGATGCGCGATCTCCTGCCCGAGAACGTCGAGACGCTCTACCGCCAGCGGTACTGGGACGTCTGCTGGTGCGCGGAGCTGCCTGCGGGCCTCGACTACGTCGTGTTCGACTGCGCCGTGAACTCCGGGCCGTCCCGGTCGGCCAAGCTCCTGCAGGAGGCACTGGGCGTGAAGGCCGACGGCCTTATCGGCCCCGGCACCATCGGTGCGGCCAAGGCGTCCGGCGCCACCGGCATCATCCATGATGCAATCGACGCGAGACTGGATTATCTTCGCGGGCTGAGTACTTGGGATGCTTTCGGCAAGGGCTGGGAGCGCCGGTGCGAGGAGGTCCGAGCGGCTGCGCTCGAGATGACTGATCATGGAGCAAAGCCAGTCGCCGGCGCCTGAGAGCGCGAAAGAGGTAGCCGGAAAATCCATCGGGCGCTACGGCCTCTTCTACATCACACTGATCGTCCTGATCGGTGTTGGCTCGTCCTATTTCCTCACTGAGTCAGCGATCACGGCGGTGATGACGATGGTCGGTGGCGCGCTTGTCGCGCTCATCAACATGATGAACGGCATTGCCGGAACGAAGGACAAGGAAGAGAAGCCGGAATACAAGGTGATCAACGAGCTGATCGGGCGTCTCGATCAGAAGGAACCGCCGATGCAGGTTGCTGTCGATGGTGAGCGGGTCACAGTGTCGAAGGGATACGACACCGTGACGATGCGCAAAGACGAAGCGTAAAAACATCATGTGACGTTGGTGAAAAACTATGACGATATGGATAGGATGCGTCGTGCGAACACCACACAACGAAAGCGGGCAAGTGGTTGCCCTTGAGAGCGGCGTCACGCCGACGGCGCGCATTGCCTACGTGCGCATCGGCGACCGGCGGCCGGAGCCGTATCACGAACACGAACTGACGCGGGTCGTTGAGCCTAGCGTCGTGGATGCCCTGCGATGAAGGGCGTCCCGCAAGCGCGCAGCGAGCGCGACTGGTGCTCGCGCAAGGACGCGTTCGTCCTCGCGAAGCGCATCGAGGAGTACTGGGCGGAGCGCGGGCGCAAGGTGAGTGTGGTCACTGTTGCCACCGGCAAGCACGAGTGCTGCGATATCAGGTCTAACATTGCCAAGGTGTTGGGGATTGCATGGAAATAAGCAATAAATCGAAACGAGGAATACGCGTTTCTGTCGAGCGCGGACGGGAGCGCGGCACTCGTGCAATGCTGATGAAGCGCATGCCAAAGCGGAAGCTGCTTCCGCCCCTGAACGTGGAGAAAAAAGATGACCGTTCGAAATAATCGATATCGTTATCCGCGTCAGCGCAAAGTGCCGAAGCGCCTCATGGCGGTGCGCGACAAGATCATCGGCGCCTACGCCCGCGGGCAGGGCCTGTCGGCTATGAACCTCGCGGTGCAGCACGGCGCCGATCCGAACGACATCCGGCAGTTGCTGCGCGAGGCGGGCGTGTGGTCGCCTCGCACTGTCACTGAGGTGCGCGCCGATGATCGGCGCAAGCAGTACGCCGAGAGCGTCGAGAAGAAGTGCCTATGCTGCGAGAAGAAGTTCTTGGCGCGGCACAAGCTCCTGTACGTCTGCGACCCGTGCAAGGCGACGGAGTCGTATCGCATTCCTGATGAGTACACATTGATTATTGCTTGAGGAGGACAACATGAAGCAGGGTCTTTACGCCAACATCCACGCCAAGCGCGAACGCATCAAGGCTGGTTCTGGAGAGAAGATGCGCAAGCCGGGCGCGAAGGGCGCGCCGTCGGCGGAAGCGTTCCGCGAGAGCGCGAAAACGAAGAAGGGTGCGCGCGCCAAGTCCAAGTAGGGCCGCTCATCGCGGGGGATAAAATGATGGATGTAAATTCAAACGAAGACATCCCTGCCTATCTGGTCTGGGATGCAGCCATCGCTGCGATGGTGGAGTTCGCGATCCAAAACCAGTTGCAGATTGAATTGTCGTGCATCCTCGTTCACGCGATGCGAAACCTGCAAGGATCGCGCGGCATGATTAGTAAATGGAACGGCATTGACGACGAGATGCGGCCGAATTGAATGAGCATTGAATTACCGCCGGGTTATGACCCGCAACGACTGTTGCGGGAGTTGGATCGAGCGGACTGCGAGGACAGCCTCTACACGTTCTTGCAGTACGCTTGGCGATGGGTCGACGCGTCGCCGTTCACGCCGGGGTGGCCGCTTGAGGCGATCTGCGAGCATCTTGAGGCCGTCGTAGACGGCGAGATTAAGCGGCTCCTGATCAACATCCCGCCGCGCTGCGGCAAGTCCACCATCACCAGCGTCTGCTTCCCGGCATGGGTCTGGGCACAGCGGCACGACAGCCCAACGAGCGGGCCTGGCGTGCCGCTGTTGCACGCCAGCTATGCGCTGAACCTCGCGATGCGAGACAGCGTGAAGTGCCGGCGGCTGATCGAGAGCCCTTGGTACAACGGGCTGTGGGGTGAGCGGTTCACGCTGGTGGGCGATCAGAACACCAAGGGCCGCTTTGCGAACGACAAGAAGGGCGAGCGCCTGATCACCGCGGTGGAAGCGAAGGTGACGGGCGAAGGCGGCAACATCATCGTGGTGGACGATCCGAACGCCGCAAACGAGGTGTTGTCGGCTGCCACCATTGAGGCGACGAACGAGTGGTGGGATGGCACGATGTCCACCCGACTCAACGACGCCCGCAACGGCGCGATGGTCGTCATCCAGCAGCGGCTGGCGGAGGAAGACCTAACAGGTCACATTCTCGAGACGGATCACGGCTGGACGCATCTGTGCCTGCCGATGGAGTACGAGCCCGACCGCAGCTTTGTCACGTCGATTGGATGGAAAGATCCGCGCACGGAGCCGGACGAGTTGCTCTGGCCGGATCGGTTTGACAAGGAACAGATCAGCACGCTGAAGAAGCGCCTCGGGCCTTGGAAGGCCGCGGGTCAGCTTCAACAGCGGCCGGAGCCCAAGGGCGGCGGTATCATCAAGCGCGAGTGGTGGCAGTTGTACGACAAGGATTCGTACCCGCCGATGGATCTGATTGTGGCCAGCTTGGACACGGCGTTTACCGAGAAGACCGAGAACGACATGTCGGCGCTGTCGGTATGGGGCGTGTTCTCCGGCGCGGACGCGTCCTACGCGAACCGCTACATGGCGCGCGATGGGCGGCTGGCGGAGCGGTCAACGGCCGCTGAGGCGTTCGACGCGGCCTTGCGCAACAGCGAGGACACGCAGCCTCGCCTGATGCTGATGTACGCGTGGCAGGAGCGGCTGGCGCTGCACGACTTGGTGCAGAAGGTTGCCAAGAGCTGCCGGGACATGAAGGTCGACCGGTTGCTGATCGAGAACAAGGCGGCCGGGCACAGCGTCCAGCAGGAACTGCGGCGTCTGTACGGGCACGAAGATTTCTCGGTCCTCCTGGACGATCCCAAGGGGCAGGACAAGGTGGCGCGGCTCTATAGCGTCCAGCACCTGTTTGCCGAGGGCATGATCTATGCCCCGGACAAGTCCTGGGCGGACGCGGTCATCACCCAGGTGGGCACGTTCCCCAAGGGCAAGCACGACGACCTTGTGGATACCGTTTCCATGGCCCTGCGGCACCTGCGGAAGATCGGCGTGCTGATCCGCGGGCCGGAATGGGTTGCGGACGTCAAAGATCAGATGGAGAGCGCTGTGGGCAGTAAACTACCCGCCTTGTACCCGTCATGAAGAAACTGCCCGGCCGAGTACCCTGCCAAGCCATCGTGGACCTAGTCTGGAAGCCCAAGGGTCTGAAGATTGGGGTCTATCGGGTGACGGTGACCGCTGGCCCCCCTTATGTGGGGCAACGTGTCTATACCGTGCGAGCCGAGGATGATAACATGGCCGCGAATAATGGGATGGATATGTTTGAGGAAGAGATGTCGCGGCCCGTGCCGCTTCACCCCTTTGGGGGCAATAGAGCGCCCTAAGGGGCATACGAGGATTGCACATGCCGCTAACGCCGGGCCTAGTACCAAATCTTCGACAGGTTGCGCCTGAGCCGGACGCTCTGCCGGAAGAAGCGGATGTGATGGTGAACGTCAGCGACGACGCTGACGGCGCCGACCGCCCGGAATACGACGACAAAGGCAATCTGATTAAGGTCGAGCACGAAGACGGCTCGATCACCATCTCGCTGGACGGCTCGCCGCTCGCGAACGCAGCGCCCCGCGCTGACCTCGGCTGGTTCGACAACCTTGTCGAAGACATCAACGACAGCGAACTGAACCGCATCTCCACCGAATTGCTGCGCGGCATTGCCGACGACATCGAGTCGCGCAAGGAATGGCTTGAGGACCGCGCGAACGGCATCAAGCTGATGGGCCTGAAGGTCGAAGTGCCGGGCCTTGGCGGCAGCGCGGAAGGCGCGCCGGTCGAAGGCATGAGCCGGGTTCGTCACCCGCTCTTGCTGGAAGCCGTGTTGCGCTTTCAGGCGAACGCGCGCAGCGAGCTTCTGCCGACCGATGGGCCGGTCAAGATCCGCAACGACGACAACAACGCGGACCTCGGCGAGGACCAGTTGGCGACCGCGCTGGAAACGGACCTCAACCACTACCTGACGGTGACTGCGTCGGAGTATTACCCCGACACCGACCGCATGTTGTTGATGCTGGGCTTCGGCGGCACGGCCTTCAAGAAGGTCTACATGTGCCCGCTGCGCAATCGGCCGGCATCTGAGACGGTCGATGCGGCTGATTTGATCGTCAACAACTCCGCCACGGACCTGCGCAACGCGCGCCGCATCACGCATCGCGTGATGATGAAGCCTTCGACGGTCAAGCGGCTGCAAATTCTCGGCGTTTATCGTGACACGGAGCTGTCAACGCCGAAGCCGCAGGACTTGGATAGCGTGCAGCGCGAGAAAAACGCGCAGCAGGGCATCCAGCCGGACATCATGAACCCGGAAGATCGGGATCGTGAGATCTACGAGTGCTACTGCGAGCTCAACATCAGCGGTTTTGAGCACAAGTGGAAGGGCAAGGAGACGGGATTGGAGATTCCGTACCGTGTCACCATCGATGTTTCGTCGCAAAAAATCCTTTCGATCACGCGAAACTACGACGAAGACACGGAAGAGCTGCCAGAACCGCGCGAAGTGTTCGTGAAGTACTCGTTCGTGCCCGGTTTTGGCTTCTACGACCTCGGCTTGCTCAACATTTTGGGCAATACGACGAACGCAATCACCGCCGCGTGGCGCGAAATGCTCGATGCGGGCATGTTTGCGAACTTCCCCGGCTTCTTGATGGCCGATTCGGGCGCGCGACAGAACACAAACATCTTCCGCGTGCCTCCGGGAGGCGGTGCGCTGATCAAAACGGGCGGTTTGCCGATTGGTCAGGCCGTCATGCCGCTTCCGTATAAGGAACCGGGCGCTTCGATGATGACTTTGGTCACCAACATGGCCGAAACGGGCATGCGGGTGGGCGGAACGTCGGAGTTGCCGGTCGGCGAGGGGCGTCAGGACGCCCCGGTGGGCACCACCATCGCGCTGATTGAGCAGGCGCAGAAGGTTCTGAATGCCGTCCACAAGCGCATGCACGCTGCGCAGTCGCAGGAGTTCCAGTTGCTGGCGCGCTGCTTCCGCGAAAACCCCGGCAGCTTCTGGCAGCGCAACCGCACGCCCGCCTACGAGTGGGATGAGGCGACGTTCCTGCAGGCGCTGGACAACTGCGAGCTGGTGCCGCAGGCCGATCCGAACACGGCGAGCCACACGCAGCGCGTCATGAAGGTGATGGCGCTGAAGCAGCTCCAGGCGGCTCAACCCGGCTTGTACGATCCGATTGCCATTGACACTGCGGCGCTCCACGCCATCGGCTGGAGCAATCCGCAGCAGTTCATGCTGCCTGCTCACGCTCAGGGCAAGCCGACGCCGGAGATGATGGAGATGCAGGCGAAGGCGCAGAACGACTCGATGCGCGCGCAGGCGACCATGATCGACGCTCAGTCGCGCGCGCAGAAGACGCAGGCGGACATCGCGCAGGGCGGCCAGAAGCTGCAACTCGACGCCGCCAAGGTATCGCAGGACGCGCGGATCAACGCGGCCAAGATTAGCGCGGACAACAACGTCGCGCAGCGTGACAACGACACAAAGACCGACGAGATGCTGTCGCGTGAGCGCATCCAGCTCGTCGATCTCGCGCAGAACCTCGCGGTCCATCCGGACAGCGCGCAGCTTGTGCAGCCACTGCTCGAGCCCGCGCTCCGGCATGTACTTGGCCGGCAGAACGAACAGGACGCGGTTCGCCGCGCACGTAACGCTATGAACGCTCCGGGCGGTCTTGTGCCGCCGGGTGTGATCAGGCAGTAGGAGACACCAACATGATCGATCCCACGCGCGCCGCACTGGTTGCGGCTCATCGTGCTGCGAAGCAGGGTGGTGGTGCCAGTTTCCTCGGCAGCACTTTCGGCAATATCGGTTCCATGTTTGGTGCGCCGGGTCCGTATTCCTCTCCGTCGGTCCCGACGTATGCGCAGCCTATGGCAGCGCAGGCTCCAGCGGCACCCCCACCCGCTGCTGGAGCCCCAACCGCCGCGCCCATCGGCGCGAATTACAATGCGATCAGCGCACTACTGGGGATCCCTGTCGGCACGGCGGCTGGTTATACGCCGCCCGTGTACCGCGCGCCGCCAGTGTACATGTCGGACGAGCAGCGCAGGGCGCTGATGCCGCAGCCGGGCGCGACCGGCGTTGCACCTCCCATGGGCGGCGAGGGGCCTGCGGACGAAGGCGCGCCTCCGGCTCCGTCGGGTCCGGCACCGTTTGATCCGAACGCCTACGACTACAGCGGCAACCTGCGTGGTCTGTCTGGGAGAGACATTGGCAGGACTGCAGTCAACATGGGCGTCAGTATGCTCGGTGGCCCCCTGTTGGGTGGCGCCAACACCATCTCCAGTCTGCTTGGCGGCCCCAATGTCGGCAGCGCGATCTTTGGCGAGAAGCAGCCAGCACAGCCCCTTACTTCAATCGCGTATGATCCGAAGTTCCAGGCTGATGCTCGTGCGCGCGGTGATATCTACTACGATCCGTTTGGTGGTTATTACACGGGCGATCAGGCGCTCGGTATCGGCGTTGATCGGGAATATCAGGATTGGCTTGCAGGTGAGCAGGCTCGCCAAACAGAGGCTGGATCCATCGGCACTGATTATGGATACGTTCCCGACGCTGCACATCAAGAGATCGGCCCCGTAGATTATGGCTATGTCCCTGACGCTGATCCAGCTCCTGAAACGCCAGAAGTCGTCGGTGGCGGCGAACCCTATCCAACGGACCAATAAATGACTGACATCAACCGTGCCCTCCTAGCTTCCGCACGCGCTATCAAACGCGCTAGAGGCGGTCGTGCTTTTGCAGACATGTTGCGCAGCGGTGGTGCTGAAGCCGCTCGCGCGCTGAAACAAGAGCGCGGCACGCCGCAGCAGATGCTTGCGGCGCTAAAGGGCGTAAAGAAGGAAGAGCTAGAGCACTCTCGCGTCGCGGATCTGATCAAGGACCAGCCGCTTGTCACGAAAGATGAGATTGCGAACATCTTTGATCGCAACACTCCTGATGTTGAGGAAAAGAAGAAAAAAGATCCGTACGAAGAAAAGTGGACGCTTCCGGGTGGGTTCAACTCACGCGTCCTCCTTCTGAAATTGCCCGAGTACGAAGGGTTTCAAGATGAAAAGCAGCATTGGAAAGATGATCCAAACACTGCGGCGCACATCCGCCTGAAAGATCGCGTCGGCCCCAACGGCGAAAAAATTCTGCACGTCGAAGAAGTGCAGAGCGACTGGGGTCAGGTCGGGCGTCAACGTGGTTTCGGCAAAAGCTCACTCACTCTCCGCCCCGGCGAGATTGAGCCAGCTCCGTATGTCACAAACACCGAGAGCTGGACTGATCTCGCGCTGAAGCGCGTGATGCACGAAGCCGCCAAGGGCGGCTACGACAAGGTGATGTGGACGCCTGCGGAAATACAGTCCAAGCGATATAACTTAACCAATTACATTGATACGCTTGCGTATCTTCCGTATCAGGACTCGTCCGGCAAGACGCTCTACAAACTTCGCGCTGGCAAAGACGGCCGGATGCTGACAGAGCAATCCGGTCTGGATGAACAAGGTCTTGCGAGCCACGTCGGTAAGGAGATGGCTCAGAAGATCATTGATGGCCACAAGACGGAGACGCGCGACATCAACACGGTTGTCGGCGGCGACGACCGCCCCATTGGCCAGCGCAAAGCAATGATTCCTTGGAATGTCATCTCCGGCCTTGACTTAGAAGTCGGCGGTCAGTGGCCGAAAAAGTATTACGGTTTGATTGTTCCGAACTCGTTTAAGCGCATTTTGAAAGACCACGGCGGCGTGGAGTTTGGCAGCACTGAAAATGTCACTCCTCAGCGCGTTTATGATGAAGCCGTTGCCCCGCACTGGCGCGCCTATGATGAAGCCCTTGCCACGAATCGGCGCGCCTATGATGAAGCCATTGCCACGCACCGGCGCGCCTATCAAGAAGCCCTTACCACGCACGAGCGCGCCTATGATGAAGCCGTTGCCACGCAACGGCGCGCTCGGGATGAAGCCATTGCCACGAACCAGCGCGCTCTTGATGAAGCTCGAGCCCGCGGCGAGGACGTAGACGATCCTGGCTTCCCGAAGCTCCCGTCTTTTGACGTCACGCCCGAGATGCGTGAATCAATCCTCAACAACGGTTTCAAGACATTTGCCCGCGGCGGCGAGGTGGAGAAGAGCGCGATGAACGACGACAGCATCAACCGCGCACTACTCGTCGCGGCGCGGGCGGCGA